GCAGTCCATTGCCAATCAGTTATTGGTTCATGTAGTGTAAATTGTAACCTTCTCTGATTTCCCTTTAACATTGATTCTGTCAACTTCTGAGAATGCTCTGTCTGGACATAATTGATAAGTTCTTTCCGATAACAACAAGTCAACCCCATCATAATTTCTTGTTTGACCTTCGAGTCTAGCTCCCAAGTTGACTGCATCTCCGATGACTGAATAGTCAAATCTAATTTCTGACCCCATGTTTCCAACGATGCATTCGCCTGTGGAGATACCAATGCCCACATTAATAGGAGGCAAGTTGAGAGGTTTAAGTTCTTCATTCAAATCCTTTGTTGCTTGTAAGACTTCTAATGCAGACTTTACAGCAAGTTCTGCATGGTCTTCACAATCTAGAGGGGCATTCCAAAAACTCATTATGCAATCGCCCATATATTTATCAATTGTTCCATTATTATTTATTATAATCTTGGTCTGAACATCTAAGAATCTATTGATAAGTTCTACCAATCCCTCTGGGTCATCCTTGTTTTTATAGGCTTCACTTATTGGAGTAAACCCACATATATCCATGAACATGAATGTCATCTCTTTTCTCTCACCACCAAGTTTCAATAGTTCTGGGTTTTCTGCAAGCTTATCTACCATCTCTGGTGATAAGTACTTCTTAAACTGACCTTTGATTTGTTCTTTTAACTTGTAGGTTACAAAGTATTTGTTGAAGGATGCATGTCCAAATACAAGTAAACCTGTAAGTGCAGAATACAATGCATCAAATAGTATGAGATGTTCTATCCATATCCAGTAAGATACTGCAACTGAAAAACCTATTACAGTCATTGATGCAATACCAGATAGATATGTTGGAAACTGATATACCATTAATAAGACCAGAAGTCCCAGAAAAGTAACCAGAAATATTTCTGCAAAATCTATAAGAAAATTATTTTGGATTCTATCACCAGAAAGTACAGTTTGGAGTAAGTTAGCTTGTACTTCATGAGGATACATGACACCATATGGTGTAGAAACTGGATTATTAAATCCTTCTGCTGTCATCCCCCAGATAAGTATTTTGTTCTGGTATGATTCATCTAGTTCCGATGCACTCACTCTTTGGAACTTATTCCAATATGTAATCATAACATCTGAGGTAGATGTAGTTTCTATAGGTGGTTGTCTACCCATTCGTATCCATTCAATACCAACTTCTGGTGTAACTTTAGTTTGATAATTAGGTTGGTCATAAAATGCACGAAGTGTTTCAAGTGCAACCGATGGATATATCTGGTCATTTGCAGATACGATAAGAGGTGCAGAACGAACAGTTCCATCAAAGTTTGGTGTGTCTGGTATAGGTGGTGTTGTAACTGTCACTCCTACACCATAAGTGTTATCTTGTAGTACTTTGATAGGTGCAGACATCCCAGAAAAGTCCCAGATAACATCTCCGATATTTCCACCACCGAATACCGATGTTCTTACATAAGGTGCAGAACCAGTATCCTTTTGACTTGTTGGAGCTGCAGATAGAATACTTAATCTATTAACAAGACCTTCTGCAAATTGTTCATCTCCACCAAATCTATCTGGTTGACTGAATACTTGTGTAAATACATGAGTATTGGTGTAATGTGATTCCAACATGATATCTGAATAGATATTACGAGGCCAAGGATATTGTCCATACTTGTCTAATGACTTTTCATCGATATCAACAAGTACAATATCTTCTACAAGTTTTTCACCTTTCTGTTGATGTAGTACATCAAAGTAAGACCACTTGATGTTTTCTACAAGATAAGGTGACCATATTTTGAAACCAACTAATACACCTAATGTGATTAGAACTGTTTTCCAATTATACATTTAATTCCTCTTCCAGTTCTATTATATAGTCTTTCATATCTACCATCCAATCCATAAGTCTTTGATGTTGTTTTTTATGAAATTGTTTGTAGTGTTCATCTGTTGATTGAATTGCCATCAAATTATGATAATCCATAGTTCTGAGTACCAATGCAATTGCATCTTGATATGGCATTCTTACGAGAGTAGAAAAGTCTCTTTTAGGTTTGGGATTTTCCACTCAAAATAACTCCTTTAGTTACCTTGAGTTACATTTACAGTACATCCACCAGATGTATGGCAATTCTGAGTTAATGTATAACTTTGATTTGTATTACCTTGTTGTATTATGTTTAATGTTGTAGGTTGACTTCCCTGTAATCTAATTTGTGAATTATGATTTGCATCACCTTTTTGTAATATGTTAGTGTCTGAACCAGAAGTAGTTCCATAAAAATAAGTATGATTGTAATGACTTCCAGTACCTTCTTGCCAAAGTTCATGTTCAACTGAATTTGCATGGATATCTAGATTATGTGTATGTGTTCCATTTTGATAAATGTCTACATCATTACTATTACCCCAGATGTGTCTCCCATAAGTTGCACCATTTAATTGTTGAACAGATTCATTGTTGTTTGTTCCATCAACATCACCACCCCACGATTTACCAGAACCCCAGTATGAAACCCATGAGATAGAATTATCACTACCACTTTGTGATAAGTTAAATACATTACCAGAATGTGCAAACGAAAAGTCTATTGTATTTCCATATCCTACTTGTGATATTGTAAGTGATAAATCATCACCACTTCCACCAACTTGTTCTACATGAACATGGTTGTCATCACTAGGCCCTGCATATACTGGTAACCCAATACTAATTAGACTGATTAATAATAATTTGTGAATCATCTCCATCTCCTATGAGGATTACTCCCTCATATCCTTCTACTATTGTTTGTAGATATACATTTGAACCACTATCAAACGAAATCTCTATGACTCCATTTACATCTCTAAAGAAGACTAATTTCTCATCTTCAATAAATACATTGTATTGTGAGTCTGCATTTAATCCTATTTTTGCACCATCAACTCTGAAAGTTCCGATACTACCACTAGTTTCACCAGATGAACCAGAACCTCTTATTTTCTTATCTAATGCTTCTATGACATCTAGTACATCAACTAATAGATTTACATTTAATGCATCTATATCCAATGCAGAATACTCTAAGTCTTCTTCTGTTTCTTCAAGTTCATCTACTTCTAAATCGTTAAACTCTAAGTAATCTACATCAAGTATGCCTTGGTCTTTATCTAGGTCATCTGCAGCTTGTTCTTGTATTGCAACCTTGACCTCTTGTGGTGGATTAACAATAAACATATTATTAATCATACTAGGTGTAATGTTTTGTATCGTTACTGCAACTGTTGGTGGTGTTTCAAATGATGACACCATAGTTGCTTGGTAAGGTTGGTTTAATAACATCTCACCACCTTCATTACTTACCACTATCTCTCCAGATGCAGAACCATCTTCATCTGGAAGCAAAACTACAAGTGACCTACCAAGTTCATCAATTGTAGTTGTAAAATCTGTGCCATTTATGGCAATCTGGGCAGTCGGTGTTGATACCGATATATTTGCCTTCTTTATTTTGTTCCCTTTCCCAGATGCAAATCTTGCTGTTCCTTGAGCCATTCTAATTGCCATCTTAGATTTACTAGGATTAGGGTCATAATATACTTCATCAATGTACACGATTGTATGTTCTGTCAATGCAAGTTCTTCTTCATCTAAGAACTCAATTAACATACGACCATTTACTGTTCGTGCCTCATCATATAAAACTATATTTGAACCTACTTGACTAGGTAGTCTTTCATTATTCCTAACGATACCACCTATACCTGTAGATTCAACTATATCTCCTATGGGGTCTTGTGCATAGACAGACCCCATAAGTAGAAATACACTAACTGTCGTTAGCTGAATCTTTTTGATTAATTTGAATAGTTGCATTATCAGAATCTATATCCATGATGATTTTCGCATCTGGACTCGCACATGAATTACCAGCACCAGAAACACATGTTCCAGATACTTGGTTAATATCAATATCCCCACCATCACCTGTATAATCTACAGTCTGAGTATGAGCACCATCTTTCATTAATACATTTAGGTTGTTACTGTCACCAGTAATTTCCCAATTAAAAGTGTTATCATCCGATTCAAAGTCTAAGTCAAAAACATTTGAATTACCAATAATGGTCATATCCAAATCTAATCTCTCTGCACTAAACTGATAGCCTTGGTCTAAATCCCAAGTGTTCGAATCACCTGTAACTGTGATATCATATACTGAATCATCAGCAGAACCAGAAGCACCAATGTTCCAATCTAGAACATTAGAGTCACCTGTAAAAGATAAATCTAAATCAGATGTATCTAATATTATTGGCCCGAATATCTTATTCGAATTACCAATCTGGTCGATATCTATAGTAAGCGTAGTACCTGTTATAACCATTTTTTCATCAGCAGCTGAGTTGTTTGCAACTTTGTTGCCGAATCCTACTTGGTCAATATAGAGGGTTAAAGTATCCCCTTCTTGGTCTATCCTAATTTCATTATCATCAGTCGCTTGTGCGAAAAGAATGTTAGTCGACATTAGTGCAATTAAGCAAAAACTAATTAGTTTCTTCATTTTCTTCAAGCTCCTCGAAAGGTTCTATTTCCTCACCTGTGATTTTTTCAACTTCATCATACCATGCGTCCACAGCATGTTTATCATTAGTTCCATCACTATTGTGAGGATGTCTATGACCTTCCTCTATTATCCAATAGCCCCTGTCGTGGCCTTGGTATATTAATTCCAACACTCCTGCCTCAATAGCACTTCGTGTTGCGTATGTCACCGATTCATTATTACCCACTCCATCCTCGATTTCTATCAGTTGAGTTCCTTCCTCGATGAATCTAAACACATCGCCTCCAGAACCATAACTCAAAATAGTTTTCCGAGTCTGCACATTTAATAAAACTTCTCCTGTTAAAACAGAGACAGCTCTAATTGAAACTGTTACAGCATCTTGTCGATACTGTTTACTAAATCCAATACCAAGTGTTCTAGCACCTTTTCCGCCAGTCTTGATATTAGTATCATAACCTATCACTCCCCCTTCAATAATCATGCCTGCAAACAGCATGGGAGCAATACCTGTTGCTTCTTCACCTTTTGCGTCTGCCCATTCTTTTCTGGCAGAACGAATAATTTGTCTTTCTCTTACTAGGTGGTCTAATCCTGTTCTTTCTACAACTCTAAACCATGTACCACCACCAGCAGTCTTTAATGCATCTATTAACATTGCATCTGCACCTTGAGTTACTGCTGTTGAAAACGATGCATACTGGTCTAGTTGTTTTCTTTGGCCTGTTAAATCTTGAAACTTATATACTGCAACAATAGGTTTTTCCTTTGCTGGTGGTAATTTTAATAGTTCCAGATATGCTGGAAGTTTTACAACTATTGGACTTTCAACACAAATGTATTGTCGTGTCCATGCTTTTGCAACTCCAGTAACGACATCTTTACCAAACCCTTCATCAAATCTTCCAGTCTCATATGCACAATCAGCTGGGTTCTCCGAGAACTTAGGTGTTGATGCACATCCTGTTAAGATTGCAAGAGTTAGTATGGCAAACCATTTCATTAACCGCCTCCATCACCATCAGATGAACCAGAACCATCATCTCCAAAGTAACCTGTACCTATTGGTATTTCGATGACTGTCGATGACCCTTCTTGGTCAATAATGGTCATTCTAATAAACTCTGTACCATCTTCGTTGGTAATAACCTCATATGTAACTGTAGAACCCTCTAAAACAAATGACCCAAATCTTACTGGGTTATCATTTGAAAACATAGATTCAACTAATTGTTTTGCCATCTGAGCATAAATTCTGCTCTCTAAATTTCTAATAAATTTTGCAAGAGTTGTATTATCTGCTTCTCTTTCTGCAGCTTTTCTTGCAGACTCAAGTGCATCTTCGATTGCTTTCTTTCTGCTGAACTCTTGGTTCTCAATCGTAAGATAATGTGCGCCTGTTCCACTTCCAGAAAACGATGGATTCTTAAACTGGTGTTTAATTTCATCTGCATGTGCAGAGAAACTAAAAATTAATATTAAAAACGATATTGGTAATACTAGTTTCATTCTTCTTTTTCCTTTTCCTCATCAATGTATTTTTGACGCTCACGATACTCTAAAACTACATTAATTTTTTGCTGTAGTCTTATCATATCTTGGTCTAACATTCTTAACTGGTCTGTAAGTTTGATACTTGATGCAAACATTCGACCTAATGCTGGTTTCACTTCAACAGTAATGAACTTCCATGTGAAATAGATAAAGTAACCCATACCCAGTGCCATTGCAACTGGAAATCCGAACTCGGCTATTATTTGGGCAATCTTCTCCATTAATCTCTTCTTGCATCGATTTTTCCATCCTCTACAAAGTTTTCAGCTCTTGCAACCCTGTCAATAGGTGGAGTCAAATCCAATGCACTACTAACAAGTAAATCGATTCTTAGTATGTCGTTATTCATGACTGAAGCACGAGTTTCCAACATTTTTATAATATTTTCAGTACTTTTAATTTGTCCAATAACAGAATCAAAAATGTATTTCATACTTAAAAATATGAAAAACGCCATAACGACTGCTCCAAAAATTGGAACACCCACTTCACTCATAAAATTCAATAAAGACATAATCTCTCCTGTTCGTAAGTATTTATACTTTGAGAGGTCTTAAACTGTTAATATTACCAAATTAAAAGGTCATAGATACACCACAACCACATGATGCAGTAACATTTGGGTTTGTAAATGTGAATTCTTCTTGAATTCCATTCTTTACATAATCTAGAACTAGATTATTAAGGTAAGGTACAGACATGTTGTCTATATGAATAGAGAATTTACCAAAGTCTAATACTTGGTCAGAAGGGTCACTGGAAGAGTTGTAATCAAATATGTATTCATATCCACCACAACCACCACCAGTGATTCCTAACCTTATCTCAGAGACACCTTTATCCTCTGTCCTTTTCAACAATTGTATAATTGCAGAGTCAGTCAGTTCGATATTAGCTTTCTTTTGTGAGTATTCTATAGGCTCCATAAGCAAGTCCTGCCCAAGCCATCCACTTGACCATAGGGCCGAGTAATAGTACACCGAGTGAGATTCCGACTATAACAGCACCATCTAAAGTAGATAGTTCCTTAAGTCTTCCTTTGATAAAATCCATAAGATTTTCCTCTATTTGAACTCAGATACATTACCAGCTTCATCTCTAGTTATGATATTAACTAGACCCAATCCCTTTCTTCTAATCAACTCGTTTTTTACTTTCTGCCTGAGTTTTGGTTTCGTTGAATCATTATTATAACATTCTAATAATTCTTTCAATGACTGATTTTTCATATAGTGATGAATCACTTGGGTCTTCTTAGACCCTCTAGTGACTTGCACATGAGATTGTTTATACTTTACTGGCATAGTTATAGTATTTATAATAATTACAACTTATACTTAAATTGTCACAAAACTATGACAAATGTGACAGTTGTGTGACATAAATATATGTATGATTGATACAATGAGTAAAATATTAAATAAATTTCATAAGTTTATGAAATGTGGCAGAATGCATAAAGTATGTAAGGCTGCAGGTATGTCTAAGTCTTAGAATTAACTTTCTTATACAAGTCATCTAAATCTTCTTCTATTGAATCTATCCTTTGGGATAGTAATGGATAATCTTGTCTCCATTTTGCCTCTTTCTTTGCAACTTCGATATCATACCGATTTGCAATCCATGCCATCATTCCATTTACATAGTTTTGAAACCAGATACCCAGTTTAGTTGATTGAAACCATTTATAAAAAGAACTTCCGATAACAGAAGATAAGATTGATTTAAGTGCAAGAGTTAATAAGAAACTCATTTGACTGCATTAGATAGATGTTTTATGTAATCATCTATGTTGTGGTCTGCAACAAAGTCTAAACGACCCTTGATGATAGTAGATAGCAATCCCCAACCTTTATCTCTAATTCTTTCCCAAGACCATCGACCAAGATTAGTTATTTCTCCATTTGATTTGATGTAAATACATTTACCATTATGTCTCCATCTAAACACTGTAGGTACGCAAGGTACAACATCGTTGTTGTTTACATGTCTTTGATGGTTTAAATGTGTATCACACCATTTAGAAAACTTGGGCCCTCCAGCTCTTGGAGAACCATATGTGAATAAAGTATCGACATCTGTGTGTTCAACATACTCTAGTCTAGATGCAAGTAATGTTGCCATTGCACCACCAAGTGAATGACCACATACCCAAATCTTTTTGTCTTTACCGAATCTATTTACTCTTGCAAGTACATGTTCCCAGACTTTATCGACTTCACCTCTAAATCCTTGATGGATTTGACCGACTCCTGTAAAAGAATCTTCTTTGAATATCTCTAAGTCTGCATAGACATCGTTCATTTCAGAAGGTTCTGTACCTCTGGCTGCAATAACTAAATCATCATTGTTGTGCCATACATGAACTTGAGCACCATCTATATCAAATAGTTTATGTGCTTTCATACCTTTTCCTTTACCATACATCTTTGCATCTGCTTGATTCCAATAAGCAGCTCTAGAGAATTCTGCGAATAATAATCGCTGTTCTGGTAAGTTATAATGGTCTGATATCATTTATTTACTACACCTATGTTGTACTTTGGTACAAGTTCCCACTCATTCTTTTCTTTATGTGGAAGAACTTTAATCTGGGACATTGGTGCAATTGGGTCTGTGTGGTTGTTAGAAATAACTTTTAACAATCCCCATTCCTCTAAAAGTCTGGCAATAGAGTTTCTTCTACCAATATCAGATTCGATTAGAGTACTATCCTTACCATCTAGTAAGAATAACTCTTTAAAATGCACGAGGAAGTATCTACCTCGTTTGTGAAGTATGTGGCAAGATTGGTAAAGTATTTTTTCCTTACGAGATGCAACACCTATACGAGTAAGTGTTTCCTTTACTTTTAAGAAGTCATCCTGTTGTTTTAACTCTACCTCTACCATGCTGGAGAGGTCATAACTCATTTACTGTCTCCCACCTTTATTCATTCTCTCTTTCATTATCTTTATTTCCTTTGCAGATAGAATCTTGTGGTATTCCTCTGCTTTGGTCATTGAACAATCATAATATTTTACAATGACTTTCATGTCTTCCAATACTCTAGGTTTACTCCATTTGGAGAACCTTTTTCTTTTCCTTAAAGTATTTAGGAAATAATGAAATTGAAGAGTCGAATCTAGGTGAGATTTCGAGTTCATTTCGTTAACATATAGAATGCAGTCTTGGTGATAACTAAGACTTTTGTTGGTGAGAAAAGGTGAATATGACTTGCGTGATACATCATCTACCATGATATCTTTCTTGGTAAATGTTACTGCATTCACGAAATCAAATGGATTCATTTTGGGTTATCACTTTTTCTTTGAGGTTAGTAGTTGAAAAGGAATGTTCTCTACTAGTATAGTAGATTTCATGAAGTCCTTTCCCTGTAAATTCTTTGTTTGCCCAGTCCTCTCCTATAAATCTTAAGTGGATGGGTTTTGTTGCTTCTAGTAAATCAAGTAAACTTTGTTCAGTGTCATAAGGTATAATTTCATCAACATACTTGATTGCATCTAGTTGTATAAATCTTTCATATACAGATTGAACTGGTTGACTCTTTTCTTGTCTATCAATTGATGGGTCTGTTTGCAATCCTACAATAAGATAATCACAATTATCTTTTGCTTCTTTCATCATTACTACATGTCCAGAATGTAATAAGTCAAACGCACCACATGTAAATCCTACTTTCATAATTCTATTATACCATAAATTGGTCTAGTGTCGAGACCTTTGATGACTCATATGCTTTCTTCCAAGAGATTGTAGCTGCAAGTCTAGGTTTGTTAGACCAGTCTCCACTATTTTTAGTTACCTTTTCTCTTAACTGAACATATGCTGGAAACTTATCTCTTAATTTTTCCATACATCTATTATGTAAATCTAAAGTTCTAAAGGTTGAACATCCACCTTTAGCTTGTGTTGATGATGGATTGGTTCTATATTTAAGTGATACTTTATTCTCATATCCCATAGTTAGAAGTTGCAGATTTACATAGTAGTCTTCAGCAATATCTAAAGAAGTCCAGTCGATATCTTCAACTGGAAGTTTAGTACCATCATAAAATATATTTGTTGTAATACGACTATTGATTTTAGAATCAACATTTCTAGTTGGTGGATTCCAACAAACATCAAGTGCAACATGAATGTATCCTTGATTCATCCACTCATCCATTTCATTAAACATATCATCAAACTGTTCTTCTGTTAATGGACTATTACTTGACCCTTCTTCACCATCCCTACGAGTATATACAAAATCTAAATCATCATCAAATACTGCATATCTTGTACCTTTACCATGTTCTGCAATCCACTCTCTAACTGGTGCAATACCAATACCTTGAACTGGACATGTTATAGTTTGATATCCAGAATGAACTTCATCCTCATGAACAACTAGATATGCTATCTCTTTCCATTTGTCTGGAAGATTATCATAAGTTTTTTGATTACCTTCACGACCATATGTTGGAATGTAGATTCTATTCATAGTCATCGAATCTTAATCTTCCCATACTTGCTCTTTTAGATGCATTACTATAAAAAACTTTTATCATTTTAAATCCATTAAACTCAGAATGTTCTGCAATTTTAGGTTCTCCATCTTTCATTTGAAACTTAACAAAATCTGGATACAACTCAACAAGTCTTTCATGACTTCTATCTATTAGGTCTATAGTTCTTGGATTAGTTCCAGATTGACAACCACCTTCTTGAGCCCACTTACCAACATATCCAAACTTACACCAGACTCTATTTTTATGACCTTCAAGTAATAGTTGTAGATGTAAATTTACATCCTCACTAATTAAATCATGATTCCAAATTAATGAATCTAGATATGGAAGTTTAGAACCATTGTAGAATGTTGCAACAATAGTTTCTGTATTATCCATTGTATCTTTTCCTACTGGTGGTAAGTTTCCTCTTCGAATCCCAGCAAAAGTACAATCAGTATTTAACCATTCAATAGTTGTATCATAGAACTCATGCCAGTCTTCTTCTGTTAAAGGTCTTTTAGTTGGTGATTCAGAATACCTTCTTCGTAATTCAATATCATCATCTAACATTCCAAATAAATTATCACCAGCATGTTCCATAATAAACTTTCTAGTTCTAGATATTCCCATCCAATCCTCTGGAAGAACTAAAATTGGATAACCATCATATAAATCTTTTTCATGTGGTTGAACAACTAATGTAGTTTTATCTTGTAGAAACTTTGGAAAGTTATCAAATGTAATTTGTTTATCTGACCTACCTAATGTTGGAATGTACAGTCTCATAAAAATGCCTCTAAACTACCTTTCTCTTCATACTTACTTGCATGTTGACCAATAGGTTTTTCTGATTTACCACCTTGACCTTTTGTTGCAACATCTGTTGAACAGTATGCAACACAAGATAATCTTATACCATCACCTTCTATCTTGGTGACTCCATGAATCTCATTTGAATCTGCAATCAATACATCACCATCATCTGCTTCAATGGCAACTCCATATCTTGGGAATACTAAGTATGCACCACCAAAATTACCCAGTCTGAAAACACACATTGTAGTCATACCAAACTCTAGGTCTTTACCATCAACATGTGCAGACATTTTTGCAGTTCCTTCACTTGAATATCTGTTTGCAGATAATGTTGTTATTGGAGCTCCACCTAAGTGATACTTCTCTTCTATACATTCATCTGCATATGTTCTTTGTAGTTTCCAGATATCTGGACAACCCTTCTTAAGTGCTTGTTCATTTATTTGTGCTATCTGTTGCATCTTTTCCCATTTATCTATATTAGATTTCTTTTCACACCAGTTTGATAATCCTATCATACCATTGAATCGACCTCTCTTATAACCAGCAAATACAGAATGAATTGCATTTGCCTCTGCAATACGATTGAACTCTCCATTCTTTTTAAGTGGATAGTAAGAGTTTGGTGTTCTTAAAACATAATCCTTACCTTCAACCAATCCTTTCTTTTTCATTTCTTCATGGTCGATAGGGCCAGATGCATTTGCTCTCATAGTTGATACATCATCGATTGAGTATAAAGTATCTTTTACTTCATTGTAAGTGTCACCTGTATATGCATTCTTTACGATACATGCAAGTAATGGTTTATCAAACAATGAACCACTTGGTTTATATATTCTTATGATATCATCTTCAACACCAATAGATGATACAACATCATCATACGATGTTTCATCTAACCACTTACCATTGAACTGGTCGTGAGTTTCTTTTTTACCTAAGTCTTTTCTTGCAATAAATTCCATGGCTCTAGTACCTGTTTTTTAATTTCCTCTACTAAGTAATGTAAACATAATGGTGCAACCATTAATCCTATTCTTGCACCCTTATCATTATAGTCCCCAGTCATCTTATAATCATTTGGTAATGTCATAAGTCTGACCATTTCTTTTGGTGTGTATATTCTCTTACCACTATAGTGGAAGTGATTACCACCCATAAACTTTGGTTGACATCCTTGTTCAGTCAACGAATGTGCTGGAAGGTTCTTAGGAACAATTCTTGACATGTAATAAGAATGTTTTGCATCTTCTTCTTTTACATGACCATTCTTAACTTGTTCTTGAAACCATGGCCCAACAATATCATCACCTATAGATATATAGGCAGAATTAGATTTCCTTTTCATAACTGGTTCTAATCCTTCACATGGGCCACAATGTGCATAGTCTGGGTCTGGATGTTTATCAAACCCAGTAATCCAATGTGACTTAGATGATTTTAACATTTCACCTTCAAGATATTCTGCATCTATTTGGTTCTGTTCATCATCTATAAGGTCATCTATTGCTTGTCCAATTGATGTCATAACTTCTGTTGTCTCTGGAAACAATCCACTTAAACACATAAAAGGTAATCCAATTGCATCTAATACATCATCCCTAACTGCAACTATAAAAACTCTTTCTCTCTTCTGAGGTACTCCATGTTCTTGACCTTTCATAATTTTCCATGTAACTGAGTATCCTATCTTTTCGAAATCTACAATCATCTTGTTAAGATGGTCTCTTGCATAATCCATCGATAGACCTTTTACATTTTCACATACAATTACTTTAGGCATTACTTCTTCTGCAATCCTAATCATTTCCCATGTAAGGTCTTCTATGTTTTGTTGTTTCATTCCATATGCAACCTTTTCCTTGTTCCACCCTTCTCTTTTAGAACCTGCCATAGAGAAAGGTGGACAAGGTGGTGAACCATCCATAATGTCTAGTTCACCTTTTTGTAAACCAGTCATTTCTAAAATGTCTTTACCTGTAACTTGTTTGATATCTTTACACTCATGAACTGTATTAGGGAAGTTTGCAAGATAAGTATCAACATGTATTTGTTGAAACTCATTCATGTACTTTACATCACCACCAGACAGTTTATATGCACAAGATGAACCACCACCACCAGCAAAGAATGTAATGTAATTAAACTCTTTCCTTGCAGAGTTCTTATATAAATCATCTAATGTATATTGAAAATAACTCATCTATCGTTTACCCATAAATCTGGAAATGGTATTGCTTGATACATCCTACCATCTAAACTCCAATCATAATCTGTTTGTGTTTCTCCAAAGTAAATTGACTCTGGAAATATATCGAATGCAACTGTAACTCTTGGTTTGTCTTCAAGCCATGGAGAAGATGCATGTTCGAATCCACTTGCAGAGTATATTAACATATCATCATAATCTTGATGTGTCACCCATTCACTCTCTGGTTGTTCTGGCCCTATTCTATAAGTTGTTGTAGATGGTTCTACATTTGCACAATAGAATCCATGATAGATATGTGGATGCATTACCTCAATATGTTTGTGAAATGGTATGTGGTCATAACCTTTATCATTTTGTTTCTTATTGTATACATTAAACCATCCATGTATATAATAAGACTCTTCTGCCTCTCTTACTTGAGGATTACTGTAAAACATTTTATTTAATGTCCAGTAGATATCTGCAAATGGTCTTAATCCAAATGTAAATGGATTGTAGGTATAATAGTCTTGAGTTTCTTTTGTATCGAATTCAAACTGATGCATGTGTTCCATGTCTGACATGTCTGCACCATCTTTAGCTGCACGAACATATGCACGAAGATTATTACTAAACTGATTTGGTGTTGAAGTCCCATCTTCATCATGAGAAAAGAAAGGATGGTTTTCATTTTCAATACACCAATTAGTAATAAACTCATTGTCTATTCCACAATTTTTTTCTATAAAAAAATCAGAATTCTTTAGTTTCACTTCTATCCTCGTATTCTAATTTGACAATAACATGGTCATTGTTTCTAGTTCCTTGTTGATATAAATGTTCATACATTGTATCTGCACCATTTCTAATTCCAGTTTTATATCCATGCCAGTATGCAACTACAACTATAATCGATACTAGTATATATAGCCCTAAAGTTATTTCCATCTGCATTCCATCATGAGTTCAGTTAAACATGCAACTGTGTTGACTTCTTGGTCAACTACAAATGCAGATTTATAACTGTAGTCTGCAATAATAATAACTGCATTAGGAATACTTTGTGGTTCTAGAACTTCGTAAAGTCTATCGTAAATGTTTCTGAACAATCTTACTGGGTCATTGTCCACATTTTGTGCAACCCACTTTCTCATATCAGTAAATCGTTTTGTTTTGATGTGTCCCAGTAATTCAGTAATGCTTTCATCTGCAATATTAGATAAGATACCTACATCTATACTACCACTTACTGAGTATCTTTGAAGTTCATTTATAGTTCTACGAAAGTCTGGAAAATGTTTCATTACCAGTTCTTGTAAAACTTCTGAATTCCACTTCACACCTTCTGCATCAAGTATCATCATGAGTCTTGCCATGAAGACAGATGCAAGTCTTGGTCTTTCAGATGGTGGTATTTTAAAATCAATAACAGTACATCTTGAATGCAAAGGTGCAATCAATCTGTTTTTGTAATTACATGTAAAGATAAACCTACAGTTCTTATGGAACTCTTCTATGAATCCACGAAGTGCTGGTTGAGTTGATTGTGCATTGAGATAGTCTGCCTCATCGAGGATAACTACTTTGTTCCCACCTTGTAGGGAAACTGTAGATGCAAAGTTTTTGATTTTAGTTCTAAGGACATCGATTCCAGATTCTTCTGAACCATTGATTAAGATATAATCACATCCATGCATTTCACATAATGCTTTTGCAATTGTAGTCTTACCAGTACCAGCAGTACCACTAAGTATCATGTTTGGTATTTCACCTTTGATATCAAAGAATGTTTGTTTGATATCTGCTGGAAGAACACAGTCTTCTATATTTCTAGGTCTATACTTTTCTACCCATAAAAATTCATCATTCATATTTTCACCACTTCATTATAAATCGAGAGTTCATAATCCCACCATCATGAACCGAGTCAATCCCCAAGAGAGAGAACAGATTGACACCCTTGAATACCAATGTCTGATATCTACAAAAGTATTTATTAAGAACCAAAGACTGAATCTGGTTCTAATGCAATAAAATACTCAAGTCCTTTGTTTTTAGCAACAAAATGTGAAAGACCTTTTGAAGATACATAAACTGTATATTCATCCTTCACGACTTTGATGTTCTCCATCTTAAAGTTCATCGAGTAAGTTTGTCCATCACCATCCATGATAACTTCACTAAAGTTATTGGTTGTTGGATTCTTCTTATCTCTTACAGTTAGAGTAACTACTGTTCCATTACTTTCCAATACTAAGTCTGGAAGAGATAGAACTGCACTTGCTTTCTGTAGTTTAGATAACAACTCAGTTGAGATATCAAACACAATCTCTGGATTGGGCATTGTGATATCTTTCTCTGGTGGTGCAATAATCATTGAAGACTCTGCATAGTTATATGTTGCAGATGCACCATTACCACTAATGTTAACAGAGTTATCACCAAACTCAAACTCTGCATCATTACCTAACAACGAAATAGTTGCAAGGAACTCTGGCAAATCATAAACAGAAAACTCACTTGTAAAGTTGTCTTCTACTGTTGCTTTACCAAAGATATTTTTCATAGGAGAAATCGTTTTGATTTCATTACCTACATTAACTGTAATACCATTATTGATACTACTAAAGTTCTGTAGAACCTCAAGTGTGTTTCCACTTATTTTCATAATATACTCCGAATTAGCTCTCTTACTTTTCCACTGTATCATGCACATAGAGAGCCATAAGTGCATAGTGTAAAACTTTCATTAAGTCTGCACGATTGTATCCATTCTTCTTACCATACCTTTGTGCATACTTCAAGATGTTACCCATGCAGAAACCTTCTCCATGACCACCATCTATAATAAATTCTGTTGCCTGATATTTGTTTTGAGAATAATGTTGTTCGTATGTATTATCAACATAATCTTTGAATTGTTTGATTAATTCATCCTCATTATATTTGTATTCAATTTTTCCAGACATATAATTATTTTACCACCAAATCGATATTTGTCAACTTTTTATTTGTAGAAGATATGTTCATTAATAGTTACAGTTTCATTCAATGAATCTGCCCAGTAAGGGTTCACAAACACACTATGATAGTGAGTAGCACCCTCAGTAATATCTCCATATTCACCTTGTAGGATATTTCTTGCAAGTGTTAAACATTGTACCCAAGTTTTTGAGTCCTCTGGGTCATCTGATTTACCATCACAAAACCAAGAGAACTGACACTGGTGTCTTACAGGCATCATATTACCTTTCCAGTTTTCCTTCCACTTTGCTTGATAAACTACACCACAAATGTCTTCTGGGTAGTTCATATGTTCAGTTCTATTAATTACTACTTGTGATACTGCAATCTTACCAGCAAGTGGTTGGTTACCAGCTTCAAAATACATATTTTGTGCAAGACAAAATGCTTCATTGTTTGGGTCAGATGCATGTGCTTTACTTGACATTAGACCAACACAAAATCCTAGTACAAACATGCACAAGTATTTCAGTGCTTTTTTATGTCCTCTAAATTCTTTTATATCCATTCGTATCCCCATTTTAATAAATCTCTTTGTTTGTCTATTGCTTTATCTATATCAATATGTTGGGTTAAAGATTTTTTACCATTAGTATCAATTATAGTTACATCATCATCATTAATTTTAAATGATACTGAATGTCCCTCGTAATGAAGTGTTCCTTTAAATACCATTCTAGGATGGTCTTGACATTTACTCATATTCCAAATTCCTCATCTAAAGCAAGTTCAACCTTTTCAAATTTTGCAGCTGCAGACTTACTTAACTTTGCACCACACATTGGACAAAGTGCAATATCATGTTTTGGTGCAATGTTAGTTTCAAACTCTTCCATTGCGTCTCTCCACATACGAGTATCATAACAGAAGAAATACATTCTATTCATTTCTGGATTGAATTCAATCTTAGATAAATCTCCACCATGTTCTTTGTAAAACTTTGGTAAAGACATTCCACAATTAGGTCTTAATAGTCTACCAAATACTTGTAGTGCATTTTCTATGACTGATGTACCATCATTTCTTTTTCTATCTGATTCTTTTAGTATACACATTGTTTTTGCAGTAACGATATTTACACCCATTGCAAATTTATCAACACATAAAAGATACTTCAATGGGTCATTAAAGTCATTTAACTTTTCTAAGACATCATCATCATCTACTTTATAACTATTACCATCTTTAGTATAAATTGTTATTTCATCATGAGTTGATATTGCAATATCACCATAGTCAATTCTATCTTGAAGAATTGATAAAACATCTTGAGGTGTAAAATTACCTTCACCTTTTGGTTCACAAACTATTATTGCAACATTCTTAGAACCACATTCTTCTTCTTGTTCTTGTGAATGTGCTATTGTGTATTCAATAAGTTCTAGTTTACCTTTTTTGAAAACTCTATTACCCATCCATGCAGACCTATTTGAAAGTTCACATGGTAGTATAAGTGCATTTTCATTTGCAAGTTCGTACTTTAATTTACCACCAGTTGGTAGTAAACCACTAACTTCCCAGTTAGGTGTTGCTGTCATAGCAAATAAGTAAGATGAATGTTTTGAAAGAGCCTCTAATCTAGAATACATTCTTGCAAGAAATTTACTTGCAGTATGACCTAAATTGTTTTTGTAATTCTCTTTAGAAGATGTTGACCAAGTGTGAAATTCATCACAAAAGATAGCAAACTTTGTTCCCACTAATAATTTTTCTAATTCATCACCTTTCTTTTCAACAAAGAATGCTTGGTTTGTAGTATAGAGGATTGTTTTCTTACCTCTCTTAAGTCTTCTCATAAACTCTTTGACATTAGTCGTTGCAACAACTCCAGAGAGTTCTGAAACTACATCGTTAAGAAGTTCTGTGTTATCAGTGACAATATCAGTTTTTGGTGCAGTTAGAATTGCATAATCAACATTACCACTATCGAATGCATATACTATCCATTCTGTAATTAAGTTATATGTTTTACCAAATCCCATTGGTGCTTGAAAAACTTTTACTTTGTTATCTTTTCTTGCAGATACTTTATCAAAAGTTATCTGAAAAGAATTATTATATCTATTTGCTAATTCACTCATAATACTCCTAGTGTTATTAATAATAAAATTACTAATTCATCTATTATCATAATTCCTAAGAAAATTTTTGTCAATAGGATTTTCATATTATTCTCCAATAAAAATGGTGGGATGGGAAACAGTTTCAACACAAATGCGTGTTATAATAGTGTTCACTTTGTTGTTTTCGTTTCCCTGTCCCATACCCGAGCATCAGCCCCTATTATTGTCCACCTCGTACATATGCACGAACTAATTCTTCATTGGTAATTGCTTCACCAAATGTGTGAACGATTTTACCATCCTGTAATCTTGTTATGATACCATTGTTATATTGAATATCAGTAACAGAACCTTTTTCAAGATACTTTTTAGATTCTTCTGTCTCATACCACATTGAATCCAGTTTATGTACATGAACACATTTAGGTACTGTTGCCCACTTTTCTGCTTTTAATAAGTCCCTTTGAAATTGAACTCTGTCATCATACTCAGTCATTATAACTCCTAATCCTAGCTGGGATTACTTTATTCCAATTACAATCATCACAAACTCTATCTTCATAATTCTCAAGAACTGGTTGTGGATTGTTTCCAAATCCTGTATAAGACCCTGTGCATAAAGCACAGGGTTGAGGAGAAGAGGACTCTAGTGAGGTCTTACTATAAGTTGAGTCCATCTTCTTCCTCTAAATCGTTATCATCTTGACCTAAGATGTTTTCATCAACCTTTGTGTAAAGGTCAAGGAATGTTGCTTTGGTATCTTCATCGAACCTTGCAAGACATACCTCGATTGACTTCATTTTATTATTGAACATTGAGAATGCTTTTGCAATGTGAACCAACCTTCTAGTTGAAATCACTTCATCAACAGCACCTTCGTAAAAAGACTTTCTGATAACATCTGCCCAGTCGACAAGTTTGTCTGCAAATTCATCATCACTAACTCCAAGAATTGCAAAGTCACCTTTAACAATTTTCTTCTCAGTAGTCACTGGTGGATATTCTTGTTCAAGACAGATTGCAAACCTTTCAAGGAATGCTTCGTTCAAGATGTTAGTTCCTATGAACCTTCCATCCTCAGAACCTTTACCTTTTGTGTTTGCAGTTGCAACCACTGTAAATCCTGGCTCTGGTTTTACAAACTCACCAGTCTTTTTGATTAAGTAACCACCACCTTCTAGGATGGATTGTAGACACATAATCTTGTTAGATGCAAGGTCTACTTCATCAAGAAGAAGAACAGCACCTTTCCTCATTGCTTTAAGGACAGGGCCCTCTTTGAAAACAATGTTACCATTAATTAAAGTATTTGAACCAATCAAATCATCTTCATCAGTTTCAATAGTAATGTTAACTCTGAAAAGTTCCTTCTTAAGTTTGGCACATATTTGTTCAACCATCAAGGTTTTACCATTACCACTTAATCCAGTAATAAAGACTGGAAAGAAAACTCCAGACTTAAGGATTGACTTGAGGTCTTTGAAGTGACCAAAAGGAACATAGTTATCCATGATTGATGGAATAACTGAAATGTTTTCATCGAGAACATTCATACCAACATTTGCAACTGGTACTGGAACTGATTCAACAGTTTGTACATTTGCAATCACTGGTGCAACTGGTTCTGAATAGTTATTAGGAACAACAGATTCAATGGAATAAGTTCCATAACCTGCTTTGAATTGTGGTTTTCTAATCAACCACGATGGAAAAGGAATATTTGCTGTATCACAAATTTTCCTAACTGTGGATTTAGAAAACTCCACTTGATTTGGATATTGTTCTGAACAGGCATCCAAGAACCTGTAATGATTTGCATTTAAATTCATACTAACCTCACTTTTTGAATTATTTTTTACCATATGTGTATTATACCAAAATATGTACCCATCATGCAACCTTCTTAACGAAGTGTTGAAGAATTTTTCTTTGGGACATTTTGTTGTTACCCATTCTCTTCATTGCACCTTTAAGAGCTTGTTTAGTTGCACCCACTTTAACATCTAAAGTGTCATCTTCTGCAACTATACCCATTTTCTTTTTGTTTAGAATGTAGAACTCTTTGTATCCACTTTTTTCAGTAGTTGGAACTGCATATCCACCTTCTCTTCTGAATAACTTGTAACCTTCTGATTTAGTTTCCCAGTTGAAGTAATCACCACCAAACTTGTCAACTGCATGGTCGAACTCTCTGTGCTTGTTAGGGCAGATGAAGAATCCAACAGTATCAACACCAGTAGTTCTTTCAATCCATTTTAGAAGATTGTTAGTACCATTTCTACCACCATTAGAGTTGTACTCGAAAGTAGACTTGGTTCTTCTATCGTGAATCAGATGGTCGTTTCTCCAACCATCGAAACCATTCATTCTGAAACTGTCACCATCAGTTAGAGTCACAAACTGTAACTTGTCGATTGAGTAGTTGTGTTTGAAATCTGCAATGTAGTCTCTCAAGAACATTAGTGACTCATCTAGAGGAGTTCCACCTAATGCATAGTTGTAATCATGAGTATACCCAGATTCAAATCTGTCACCTTGATTACTTCTGTAATAACCACCACCACACATTGATTCAAGTTGTGCATTCATGACAACACAAGCTTCTTTGAAATCTCTTTTGTTCATTTTATCAGAGAACAACTCGATAAGTCTTAGACTATCGTTGAAGTTGAATTTACCTTTTTCATCTTCTCTGTAAATGTCTCTATCAATACCTTCTCTCCATGCATCAGTAAATGCATATACTCTGTGAGGAATACCAACTCTTCTACAGAACATTGTAAGAACTACTGATTGCTCATAAGTCTCTCTGATTGCATCATACATAGACCCAGACCAGTCAACCAACATAATCACACCATGATTTTTTCCATCAGGCACGATAGTTGCTCTTTTAAAGATATCATCTTTAATTAGGTACTGGTGGATTTTTGACATATCCAGTTCACCAGTTTTTGCAGACATTGACTTTTTGTATGCATCTGCAGCTTTTCTCATATCAAATTCTTTTGCCATGTAGTTGATGACATTTTTGTTATGGTCTAAAAACTTCTCAGTATATTCTTTAGAGTTTGCAAGAGTATCAACAGAATGTTCATATTCTTTTCTACCATCTTCCATAGTTCTAGTGATATCTGCAATCATCTTTTTATAAGGAATTGTAATATCAGATGCTTTGTAATCTTTAGAGTTGAACTCCATGTAACATGGTTCTGAATCCCACTCATCTAAGTCTTTATGAAGTTTGTCTTCATTGTTTCTGAAATTTTTATCAGTGATAGATTCTTGTGCTGTATCACTAGTTGGGGCATCACCACTTTGACCACCCTCTTCACCAAACTCACCACCATCTAGGTTTTGTGATTTTTCAGACTCACCTTCACCAACTGAATCAGAATCTTCTGATTCTTCATCACCATCTTCATCAGTAGATTCAGTACCTTTTGCACCATCTTCTGATTCTTCCTCAGACTCATTTTCTGATTCTTGATTACCACCTAGTGTGTTTTCTGATTCACCCTCTTCTTGTTCTCTTTCATCAAAGTCTTGAGGAATGGTATCACCATCACCTTCTTCTGTTTCAACAGTTTGCATTGACTTATCAGTTTGTGGTTCTAAATTTTCTAGTTTAGATAACTCATAAAGATAGTCTGCAACTTTGACTACCTTTTCCCAAGTATCCATTTTAGTGTCTATTTGATTTATGATTTTTTGTTCTTCTGGGCAGAAGTCAATCATGATTTTGTGACCAATCTTGAAGTAAAGATTGATTCTATCAATAAATGCAAGTTTGTTTACATCGTAACCCTTAACTCCAAAGAAGTCTAAGTCATTGTGTAATTCACCATATGCATCATAGAAGATTCTTCTAAGACCAGCATATTTATTTTTGATATGTTTCTCAATTCTTACATCTTCAAGGACATTTAGATATCCTTTGTATTTTGCACCCTTTTCTGAAACTGCATCATGCCACCCATCTGCTGGAGTAATAAGTGCATGACCAACTTCATGACCCATAAACAAGTCATAAAGTTGTGGACTCATATCCTCTTTAAGAATAGGACATACTAACTTCCTTGAATCAACTTCAAAGTATGCAGTAGGTACTTTTTTGTGTTCTATAACTAAATCCTCAGTTGCAAGTAACCTTGCAAGAGAATCCTTCTGTGTTCTTAATTGATTATTTGACCTCATGTATGTATTATATAAAAAAATGTACCTATGTGTCAACAAGTTTATCTCATTGACTGAATTGGCGTTCCCAGTAGGACTCGAACCTACAACCTACAGTTTAGAAGACTGTTGCTCTCTCCTGTTGAGCTATGAGAACTTTGTAGTGTTATCTCCATTTGTTCTAGGGTATTTTACCCCATTCTATCACCGAGTCCTTCAAGTCTGGCCTTACCAGAATTTTATCTAGGTCAATAGGCAGTGACCATAATGTGACTTCGTTTTCACCCAAATCCCACGACCACTACAATCGATTTCTTGGAATCATTTCGAACTATGGGGATATCTGCTGGAGTCTTGTCATTTCACAGATTTTAAACGATATCCTCACTTCGTTCTTTCTCCTCTCAACCTCTAACAACCAACTAAACGAGGAGTTCAATCACACGACAAGATGTATTATATTCTTTTATGTACCTATGAGTCAATAGTCTTTATATTGAACTCTTTTGCCCACCACTCTCTAATTGGTTCACAATTAACTCCTACATTGACTGTTTCTGGATTTGGATTTCTTATCAAATCTCTCCATCCACCA